TAGAGCGTTTTATGAGTCCAAAGTATTATCAAGTAAAAGTTGGTAATTATGATATTGATGAGAGTGAATTAGCATATCCTGTAGGACAAGAAGATATACATTTTATTCCAGCTATTAGTGGTGCTGGTAGAGGTTTCGGAAAGATATTATTAGGTGCTGCGTTAATAGCAGGTGCTTTTTTCTTACCTGGCTCAATGGCGGTTACAGGTTTTAATTTAACTACTGGTCTAACTGGAGGTTTTCTAGGTAAAGCTATGGTTTACGTTGGTGCATCTTTAGCATTGTCTGGTGTTGCTGATTTATTATTTCCATTACCAGAACCACAAAAATTTAGTTCAGAAGAAGATCCACAATTATCTTTTAGTTTTAGTGGGGTACAAAACACATCAAGAGCAGGTACACCAGTTCCAATAGTTTATGGTGAAATATTTACAGGAAGTGTTGTAATAAGTGCAGCGATTGACACTAATCAGGTAGATGGATGACAGATAAAACTAAGCTTATCAGAGGAGCAGGAGGCTCACCAAAACCACCCCCACCCCCATATCGTGCTCCTGATACTTTACATAGTAGAAGTTTTGCTACCATTCAAGATTTAATATCTGAAGGGGAGATAGAGGGTTTTGCTAGTGCATCAAAAGAGGGATTAACAAAAGGTACAACCGCATACGACAATGCAAGTTTGAAAGACGTATTTCTTGATGACACTCCAATACTGCAATCAACAGCTACAAGTGCTAGTCCTGCTGACACTGATTTTAATTTTAAAGATGTAACTTTTAAATCAAAATTTGGAACGTCAAACCAAACTGCCATGAGTGGTATTCCTAATATTGATGAAAGCAGATCACCAACTGCTGTTGCAGTTACAGTAACCACTTCTGCTCCAGTAACTAGACAAGTTACCAATACAGATGTAGATGCAATTATTGTTACTTTGACCTGGCCTCAGATACAAGTAGCTGAAGATGATGGAGATATTAGAGGAGATACTGTTGAATATAAAATAGAAATTCAATATCAATCTGGAGGGTTTGCAGTTCCTTCTACATTGCCTTCTACAATATCAGTTAGTGGTAGAACAGCAGATGCTTATGCTAGAGATCATAGAATTACTTTAGATACAGACAAGATACAGGCTGGAACAGCTTTCCCTGTAGACATTAAAGTAAGTCGTATAACAGCAGATAGTACAGAAGCTAATAGAGTAAATGCTTTTCAATTCACTAGCCTTCAAGAAGTTATAGATAATGATTCAACTTATCTTAATAGTGCCTATGTTGCTCTTCGTTTAGATAGTAAACAGTTCAATCGTATTCCTACAAGAAAATATCGTATTAGGGGTGTAAAAGTAAGAATACCAGGAGCAGGTGCATCTAGTTCTGGTACGCCAACTGTTGATAATGCAACTGGCAGAATTGTTTATCCTTCTGGTTATATTTTTAATGGTGTTATGGGTGCTGCTGTTTATACAAACTGCCCTGCAATGTGTTTGCTAGACCTTCTCACGAACACTAGATATGGTCTAGGAGATCACGTTACTGATAGTAATTTAGATTTGTTTAGTTTTGTAGCTGCAAGTAAGTTTGCAAATGAAGAAGTTGATGCTGGTGATGGATCAGGTACAAAAGAGGCTAGATTTAGTTGCAATGTAAATATTCAAAGTCCAAAAGAAGCATTTGCAGCGATAAATGATTTAGCTGGTGTTATGAGATGTATGCCAATATGGTCTGCTGGTTCTGTAACCATATCCCAGGATAAACCAACTACATCAAGCTATTTATTTAATTTAGCTAATGTAGGAGAAGCAGGATTTACTTATCAGGGAAGTAGTTTAAAACAACGTCATTCTGTTGTTTCTGTTAGTTACTTCAACATGGATTCAAAAGAAGTAGACTTTGAAGTAGTAGAAGATGCGACAGCTATATCAAAAGTTGGAACAATAGTAAAACAAGTAAAAGCATTTGCGTGTACTTCCCGTAATCAAGCTGCGAGATTGGGTCGTGCAATTCTTTTTGCCGAGCAAAATGAAAGTGAAACAGTTACATTTACAACTTCAATAGATGCAGGTATTGTTGTTAGACCTGGTTCTGTTATTGAAATAAACGATCCAGTAAGAGCAGGAGCAAGAAGAGGTGGTCGTGTAGTAGCTGCAACAACCACAACTGTTACTATTGACGCACTTGAACAAACAGGTTTACCAGTACTTAATGATAATCCAACGATAAGTGTAATTCTTTCTGATGGAACAGTAGAAGTGGGTTCAATATCTGATTTTACAGGTGCAGTTCTTACAGTTAATAGTGTTACAAAACCTGACGGCACAACTGCCTCTGCTTTTTCTTCTGCACCAAATGTAAACTCTCCTTATTTAATATCTAGTACAACATTACAAACTCAACTATTTAGGGTAATTCAAGTAGAAGAACAAGATGATATTAATTATGTAATTACAGCTTTATCCTATGTTGAAAATAAATATGGTTTTATCGAAAATAACACTGCATTACCTACAAGAACTATATCTATACTAAATCAACCAGCTAGTCCTCCAAGCAACTTAACAGTTACAGAACAAACAGTTGTTATAAATAATATTGCTAGAAGTAAACTTATTGTCGATTGGCAACCCGTAGTTGGTGTCACTCAATATCTTGTAAATTACAAAGTCGAGAATGGTAATTATGTTTCTCAAGTTGTATTTAGTAGTGACTTTGAACTCTTAGATACTGTAAAAGGAACTTATACAATTCAAGTTTTTTCATATAACGCAAGAGGAGAATTATCTGCAAATCCAACTGAAACTACATTTACTGCACAAGGTAAAACAGCATTACCAGAAAATGTTTCTGGACTTACTATTGAACCTATTAATGAACAGTTTGTAAGATTAAGATTTACACAAGCAACTGCTGTAGATGTTCTTCATGGTGGTCGTGTTTATATAAGGCATACAAATCAAACAGGGGTATCTGCTACGTTTCAATCTGCTCAAGATGTAATTCAAGCCATTTCTGGTAATTCTACTGAAGCTATAGTTCCTGCTTTAGCTGGTACTTATCTTCTCAAATTCCAGGATGATGGCGGTAGATTTAGTACTACAGCAGCTAGTGTAAATCTTTCTCTTGTTGATATTCTTGATTCTATTACTGTTAAAACTGATAGAGAAGATAACGATAGTCCTCCCTTCAACAACACAACAAGTGGTTTATTTAGCAATACTCAATATGATTCAACTAAGGGTGGGTTGATTTTAAGTAATATTTCGATTACAAGTCCTGCTACTAAAGCAACAGGGACATATACTTTTGCAAATATTCTTGATCTAGAGGGCACTTTTTCTCTTGTATTAAAAAGACACTTCCAGGGTGCTGGTTTTTTCCCTTCTGCTTTATGGGATGACAGAGTTGGATTGGTTGATACTTTTGAAGATTGGGATGGAGATGCTGCTGATAGTGCAAACGCTATAGTGTCAGTAAGAACAACAACTACTGCTCCAAGTGGCTCGTCATATGCAAATTCAGATTTTAGTAGTATAGATTTTAATACTTTTGCAAATGGAACATTTAAAGGAAGAGGTTTTCAATTTCAAGCAACACTAGAAACCAGTAACCCTGCTCAAAATATGTTGTTGCAACAACTAGGTTATTCAGCAGAGATGCCATCAAGAACTGAACAATCGGCTGTAATTTTTTCTGATTCAGCAGGAGATGGAACTGGAAGTGCTGGAGCAAAAACAGTTACTTTTGCAGCACCATTTTTTGTTGGTACGTCTAGCATTACAGGTATTCCAAAACCTTCTGTTAATATTTCTCCTCAAAACATGGCAACAGGAGATTTTTTTGAACTAAGTGGTATTTCTGGAACTCAATTTACTGTTCATTTTAAAAACTCAAGTGGTGCTAGTATAATTAGACAATTTACTTACAGTGCTGTTGGTTTTGGCAAAGGAGGGTAGAATGGAGGCAAAAAGTAATTAGTTATGGGACTATCTGTATCAGATTTCACTATAGATAATGCTTCTGGTCAAGCTGTAAGGCTGGATATACAAGCGTGTTTTAAGGCTTTGCAAGGACAAAATGCTGAAAGTGCTGACTCAGATATGGCATCAAGTCAATGCGTAGCTGGTATGCTTTTTTTAAATACCACTTCAAAGGTTTTAAAGGTAAGAAATTCAAGTAATGGTGATTTTACTGATATAGGAAATATAGATCAAGATAATTTAGGTTTGTTATCTAAAGCTGGCGGTACCATGACAGGTCCGTTGCTAATAGATGATTCTAATAGTGCATCTACTCCTGCTTTATCTTTTGATTCAGACACAGATTTAGGCTTATTTAGAAAATCTGCAAATGTAATGGGATTTTCTTCTAGTGGTACAGAGCAAATGCTATTTGACGCTAATGGCTTAACGCTTCAAGCACAAAATGATCTAAGGTTTGCTGATTCTGATAGTAGTCATTATGTAGGATTTCAAGCACCAGCTACAGTTTCTTCTAGCCTGACTTGGACATTACCTTCTGCTGATGCTGCTGTTTCTGGCTACGCTCTTGTATCTGATGCTTCTGGTACGTTAAGTTGGGCTGCTGCTGGTGCAGGTGCAGTTGGTGGAGGCGGTAATGAAATATTTTGGGAGAATGACCAAACTGTGACACA